AACAAAGGGGGCAGTTAAGCCCCCTAAGTTTATCCTCTACTCACAACTCTTAATCCCAGTCTCTGGGTCAATATAACAAGCTGCTGGTTCGTCAGCCACTGCCTTCTCAACTAAGATACCGAACCGCTTACCGGATGGATTGAAGGTTGTAACACCCCTACATCCCATCTCCCACGCCTTCATGTAGATACCTTTGAAGTCATCCCACGGCAGGTTAGGGTTGACGTTGATGGTCTTACTGACTGCACTGTCAACGTACTCACTAGACAATGCTAATACATTAAGATGCTCCATCTCATCACACATCATAGCTGACTTACCTTTGACCCCATACACACGGTAAGCATAATCACTGACTGTCTCTACTATAGGGCCATCGAAGGTCTGAATAGTACGGTCGTACTCATAGCTAAACACAGGCTCAATACCACTACTAACGTTGTCTGCCGTAAGGCTGATCGTGCCTGTAGGGGCAATGGAGAGCAGGTGGCTATTACGAATACCATGCTTCCTAATACGCTCTCTAAGCTCTTCTGGGAGTGTCTTAATGAACCCACCCTCTAAGTACTTATCAGCATCAAACAGCGGGAAAGCACCCTTCTCGATGGCTAGATCAACACTAGCATTGTAAGTCTCATCTCTGAACACAGTCAGCACCTGCTTCAACCAACGCAAGAACCCCTTACTACCGTACTCATACCCACAGATCTCACCAGCGTTAGCTACACCAGTCAAACCTAAACCCATCCGACGCTTATCGGCAGACTCTACAGCCTGTGCTGGGAGAGGAAAGGTAGTATTATCGTGGATGTTATCCATAGCTCTTGTAACTACAGGGATGTCAGCCTTGAACTGCTCGAAGTCAAACGTATAGCCCTTACCTTTAGGGATGACGTACTTGACTAAGTTGTAGCTGCCCAACAAGCAAGCGCCATTAGGTGGGAGGGGCTGTTCACCACAAGGGTTAGTAGCTGCAATCTCCTCACAGTACCATAGGTTATTCATCTCATTGATACGATCAATAAACAATACCCCCGGCTCTGCCCACTCCCATGTGGATCTCATGATCTCTTCCCACAGGTTCTTAGCGTTGACTGTCTTGTAGATCCTACCTTCAAAGACTAGATTGAATGTAGCGTTAGCAGATACAGCCTCCATGAACTCATCTGTGATACCGATTGAGATGTTGAATGCAGTCAGCTTATCGCTGTTCTGTTTAGCCCTTACAAACTCTTCGATGTCTGGATGGTCAACACGCAAGACACCCATCTGAGCGCCACGACGATGCCCTGCGCTGGCGATAGTCTTACAGATAGCATCGTAGATCTGCATGAAGGATATGGGGCCACTAGACCGTGAACCTAAAGACACAATGTTGTCTCCTTTAGGTCGTAGGTTAGAGAAGTCATAACCAATACCACCACCTAAGCGCATTGTCTGTGCTGCTTCTGTAGCTGTCTGCATGATTGATTCCATTGAGTCATCTACAGTAGAAGACACAAAGCAATTAAACGCTGTAAGGGTACGTGGTGCGCCTATAGCAGCCTGTGTTCTACCACCACCCATGAACCGCTGCGGGAGGAGGATGTTGCGTAGGGCCATGAAGTGTTCAGGGCTGTCCTTCAGGGCGTTAGCAAAGCGTGTCTGTGCCTCATAGAATGACTCACCTTCTAGTCTGTACTTCTCTGCATGCTTCTCTTGACTGATTCGTAGGGTGGGGCCGTAGTCTTTAGTATCCATTATCGATTTCCTCCATCACCGCGAATAGTCCCACGCTCTGCGCGGCCAGTTAGTTTGTCTATGTTGTACTGCGCTACTTCTGCCAACGGTATGTTACTCCTCTTTAATAAAACTGCAAGGTTCCACAGGACATCCCCTGCTTCCGATATAATGTCATCTCTATTGATCTGTTTTGCATCTCCTCTAAGGAGTGGTTTAGCGAACAAGTCAGCTAACTCAGCAGCCTCTATCATTAGGCTTGCGTGTGGGTAGAAGACGTGCTCGTAGTCTGCAAACGATTCAGCTACCGCTTGATACTCATTGAAATTCATCGTAACCATTCCTCAAATAATCCTTTAATAAATCAAGGTGCATGTAGACTTCATGTATCGTCATGTTAGTGGAGAAGATAGACAACCCATCATCTCTCATGGCAAACCCTACAGCACCGTGAAACTCTTCGATACCTTCCTCTAACGCTATCCTTTCAAATACTTCTTTAACGGAGAGCCGCTCCACTCCGTCTTCGGCTTCTGCCTTCTTACCAAAGTTACCCTCAATTACCTTCACTCTAAACCCTCCAGCAGCAGTTCAATGTAGTGTTTAGCTTTCTGTAGGTCAGCAGCTAACCCCTTATTCTTATACCTACAAACGTACTTTACCACATTACCTTCACAAAAGCCCAGCTTATTTTGAATGCAGAAGTCTACAGGTTGGATAGCCATATCTTTATAGTGTGAACCCCCTACCTGTCTATCCATAGCCTTAGCCTCTATGTGTTCACCAAAGGTAAGCTCTTTCTGATGAGTCTGGTAGCTGGCTTTCCATGCTGCTGAATCCCATTCACTTTCTAGTGCATCGTTTAGCTTACTCATTGTTGTCTAACTCCTCAAATATCTCAATGTTGTCTAGTATCTTATCTTCTAGTGCATCGACAAGCTCTTCGGTGGTAACTTGTAGTATATCACACAGAAGGTCTGGATCGTACTCCTGTACTATTCTTTGTTTAAGTTCAATAAATGTCAGTGACATAATCAATCAACTCATCTGTGTTATCTAAAGTGTAGTGTTTGAACCCCTCTTTTACACACCACTGGCCCATCGTTATCTTGCCACCCTTTCTCACTTTAGTGTGAGGGTTAGACAGTACAAAGATTAATTCTGCGTATTGTGATGCTTCAGTATCTGCTGCATTCATCATGTCTCGAATTGCTTTGTACTTCTGTGTATCACCTACCCTGAAGAACCCCTTACACTCAATCAGTACAATATCCTTATAGACAAAGTCTGGTTTGTAGTTCCTGAATGTAGTGTAAGGGACATCGTATGGTTCGTAGTCCATGAATTTAGATGGTAGTGCGTCTGCAAACTTCTTCTCTAATCCAGAACGATACTTACCGATACTCTTTCTCTTCTTCTTTACTGGTCGCTTAGAACTCATCTGGTATTGTCTCTTCTACGCGTGGTAGTTTAACTACATCGACTAAATACTTAGGCCCGTAGGCGTAGGCAAATGTCCGTAGGTTAGGGTAGCAATGTTCTTTGTATTGACAGTAGGAGCAACCCATAGCTAACTTTGTATTGCCTGACTTCCCGTCTGGGACTGTGGCGTAACAATGTTCTTTAGGCTCTGGCCCATTAACCATCTTCTTAACGTGTTCTACTCTATCTACTATATCGTAATCTAAATACTTAAACATTGGGTGATCTTTGTCTTCTTCATCGTACATCAAGTAAGCAAGATGACCGTTCTGTTTATCCATCGCAAGCCAACCGTACTTAGTTTCTTTCTCTGAGTGGGCGTATGCTTTGATCTGTCCAATATACCCGAATGGATCGTCTTGTGCAAGGGTTCCATCCTTAAACTTCTTGTACCCGTATGAGCTGGTGGACTTAACGTCCGTCACTACCCCATCAATCTTACAGTCCATGCTGCCTCTGATGTCCGATACATGACAGGTCTTCTGTTCACACGTTACTTCATGCCCTGCTGCTTTTGTAAGAAAGAGTAGTAGCTCCTCGATGACGTGTCCGTATAGGAATTTAATGTAGGTGTGGGGTTCAAGATCTTCACCTGCTGTATCGTTGTAGGAGTTCCAGAGGTACTTGTCTGTTCTCCCAATGGCTGATAGACGTAGCTTTCTGCTGTCCCTGCCCTTAAGTACCCCAAACTCTGTACGCATAAGCCCTTTAATGTTCTCACCAAAGTTCTCAATCGCGTCATCAAGGTCAATGTCATCCCTTACTTCCTTAGTTGATACTAGATTATAGATGTCTTCTACTAGTGTATCGATATTCATTTACCTACCCTCCATATTACAATGGGTTCAAACCCTTCAGCTTCAGCTTGCTTTGCTGCGTCACTCATGCTAGTAGCGTTGAACTCATGTGAGACTACCTCTGACCTGAAGCTCAGTTCATGTATGGCTGTAACCCCGTAGAGTTTAACCAGTGTAGGTAGGGGCTTTTCTACCAGTGCCTCTTTTTTAATCATGTGGAAGAAGGACGCTGCACACGCCACTTGCTGGTGTTTCTTATTACACTCTGGGGTGTACGCCCACTTACCAGTAGAGAAGTAATAAGTATAGCTGTAGATTGGGGTAATTATTTCTACACGCTCTCCTATATTACCTTTACGTTTAACCGTAAAACCTAATTTAGCTGCTGACTCCTTAACCGCTGTGAAGGTATCCGGTGTCTTGTTGGAGATGCTTACCTTTGCGGAGTCAGGGTGTGTAGAGATTACCCAGTTGTACGCAAACCCATGCCTATCTACTTTATCTAGTGTGTCGATGCCCATGTCTTTCCTACCTTATATTCACCATCCAGTGGACAGTTTAAGTTGAAGTGGGTTCCAGCAGCCTGTATACAAGATACAGCCAATCTACCAAATACATCCTCTTTTCCAATCTCTACTTCAGTTTGGATCTCATCGTGGATGTTACCTACAAACCTATACTCTATACCCCATAGTTTAGCATAGTGATCTAGCATTGTCAATGCCTTCTTCATCACTATGGCACCCGCTGACTGAAGCAGGGTATTCAGGGCTGCATGGCTAGACCGTATAATCAATCTCCTACCATCCAAACCTTCTATGTTGCCCTTCGTAGCCTGTTTCTCTACGTCAGCCCTCAACACAGCCAGTGCTGGGGTATTCTCAAGAAACTTAGCCTTGAGTTGGGAACCCTCAGCCCTACCACCACCTACAATAGAGCCTATCTTCTCATCCCCAGCACCATACAAGTAAGCATAAATGAATGTCTTAGCCTGTGATCTATCGGTAAGACCAGCAGCAATCATATTAGCTGTATGTATGTCACCATCAAGGATCTCAGAAGTGTACTTCTCATCGTTCATGTAGTGAGCAAGCATCCTAAGCTCTAACCCACTGGCGTCCATACCGACCAGTGAGTATCCTTCAGCGGCTATCCAGCAGCTACGGCTCTCAACACCATAAGGTGAGTGACTACTGGGAACCTGAGCAACATTAGGTTTACTGTGTGTCATCCTACCAGTTACTGCACCATTGCTGTTGACGTAACCCCTAACCCTGCCGTCTGACTCCTGTGCCTCTATCCAGCTATTAACTAGACCTAATCGCTTCTGCACCATAAGGTACTCAGCTATCAACTGAGCTTCTGGTATGCCCTTGACTGACCCCAGCAACCCCTCATCCATCAATACATGCTTACCCAGTAATGCCTTAGCTTCAAACTCAACCTGTGCTGTCGTCTTTACTGGCCCGCTGGGCATCTGCTTGATCTTTAAGAGTACCTCAACCCCTGCTGCCGTATAGTTCGTAGGTTTCCAACCGAAGTGTTGTAAGTGTCGTGATATCTGCTGACGAGAGCCTAAGTTAAATGGGGAATAATCCACCCTACTAAACCGGCCACCAACATCAACCCAACGATCTCCGAGAAACTTAAGACCAACGATACTGATCGTACCGTCCTTCTTAACCTTTGGTGTAACCTCAGATATGAAAGTTGGCAGTGGTAGAAACACTGCATGCACTTCTGCTTCAAGTTCATATACTCTCTCCTTTAAGGTAGCAACTAAATCGGAAGCATAACGCTCATCTAGTTGCCATCCATTGTTTATTTGATCGACTATTATTAACTGTACTTGATGCTCTAGCTCAACACAGTCACCCTTGAAGTGAGCCAACTCAATCTTAAGTCTGCTGTAGACCTTCTCGTTTACAGCTACATCCTGCTTACAGTAAGTCACCATCTCATCGTTTAGGTGTGACCAATCATTGTAGTCACCTTTGGGGAAGCCTAACTCTTCACCCCATGCCTTCAAACTATGCCCACCTTCCCGTGGTGGATTAGCCAGCCTCGATAGTACCAGCGTGTCCAGCTTAGGGAAGATGGATAAGTCTGTACCCCACAGTCTCTCTAGCACAGGGAAGTCGTAAGCTAACCCGTTGTGTGCGACAAGTGTCGTTTCAGTATCCAGATCACGGATAAAAGCATTAAAAGAAACAGCATCGTAATACACTTCTCCGTTACTTGCTGCACAACACCAGATGACTGTGGGTTTGAGTCCATCAGTCTCTATGTCCAGAACTAATATCTTCTGTGGTAAGTTCATTCATATTCCTCAGCTCGTCGATAGGAAGGTTATAGCAATCCCTCGACACTTTCCATCCATTTGAAGGGTCTATTGTACCCTTCTCCATAAAGTTAGCAACTTCAAAATACTCTTTAGCTGGCATATACCCCAACAACCACCCAACACTGAAGTCATTCTTAACCCTAGTGAAGACGTAGATGTCACAATCCTGCTTCTTCCCACTACTCACTGAACAATCGTAGTGCATCTTAGGCTTGACGCTGGTACGCTTAGTCTTAACGTCTATTCGTACTTCACCATCCATAACCATATCGTATTCGTAGGTATTCTCCCAACTAACTAACGAACCATGATCAAGTAGATATTGATGCACTAACCCTTCACCTATAAACCCAGCTAAGTTACCCTCACCACCCGTTATGGATTTATGTAGGATACCCATCTCTACTGACTTAGCGTGTGCTGTAGTCATGATCGGTGTAGTAACCGGCATCTCTATTACGTCTGACTCAGAAATCATTATTTACTACCTCTACTGGTTTAGGAACTTCTTTCATACGTCCTGTAAATTTATCGTAGAAGAGGTAACACGCTGGCCCTGTCAATCCAGTGTATCTATTCTTAAGTACCCTCACTACGGTTGTGTTCCTAGTCTCTTCGTCTTCACACTGCTGGTCACGTTCAAGCCCGATCACGATGTCTGAGAGTTG